ATGCTGGCATCCGTCAAATTGAAATCGGTGCGACCCTGCCGCGCCAGGTTGCTGGCTTTCTCCAGCTCCCGCTGGTACATATCCAACATGCCCTGGTTGGGATCTACGGCAGCAGCGGGGGCGGGGGCGGGGGCTGGTGCTGGAGCAGGGGCTGGAGCTGGAGCTGGAGCAGGGGCGGGTGCTGCCACGGCTGCGGGATTGGCGGCGCTGGGCGCAGCAGGGGTGGGCATGTTGGCCTGCTTAAACGCCGCAGAGCGCGTATATTCCTGCGCCCGCTCAGGGAAAAGGCGTTGGAACTCAGAAAACGACATGCCGCCGAAGCCGGGATCACGCGCACCAGGGTCAGCGGTGATAGCCTGCGTCAACCCCGTGGTATAGTCACCAAAAGAGCTAGTATTCCAAACGTCGCCTGTATGCTGTAGGGCCTCAAGAGGATTATAGCCCTCAATGCCCGTGAGTTCCGGGGCTTGCAGGGCCTGCTTCAGTGCATCCTCGTCATAGGCACCAAACTGCGCCCCACGCAAGACTCGCTTGAAACGGGGATCTGTTTTATAGTCGAAAGATCCATTAGCCATGATTTACTCCACGCCTACCACCTTGCGCCGCCTCATGCGACCTATCGGCTTGTATTGTAACATTACTCTCCGAAAGGTGAATGGCTCGTCGCTGGCATTGTTTGTGTATTTAAGCTGACTTGTGTTGTCGTAGCCCATTAAATCCGTGTCGGCATACAGGGCCTGGTTCTCTCCGCCCAGCTTGGTGGTCCCTATGACAAAGCTGCCAAGGCCCGCCGAAGCCTCGCCCATGATGATAGATTCGGTGACGCCGGTTATCTTGGGTGATTGCTGTAACACCTGGACATCATAGCCGCTGGCCTGCGTGTCGAAGAAATGACGCGCATAGAGCCAGCGCAGCCGCACATCGGCTCCCATTGGGGGAGGAGCGCCCGTCTCAAAAGAGGATGCGATAGCCGAAGAGTCGTCGTTGTTGTTGGTGTCGTGCGTGTATACGGTGCCGTCGAAGCCCCCGGCATGGGGGATCTTATCAACCAGCGCGGAGCAGTCCCGCGCCATGTTGGTATAGGGGCCTGACCAGCAGTTGAGCAGTGTGTTATAGACGATGACATAATTATTCGTCGCCTGCGAGCTTCCGTAGGGTATGAACCACCATACCTCGTTCATCGCGGGGTAATACAGGCCATGCGCGAGGTTGAGCTTGGCGGTGTTGAGGTTGTCCCAGAAGCGCGACCCATCCAGGGCCTTGCTCATCTTTGTTACCTGGTCGCTGCCATCCCACGCATAGAAGCCATCGAGGCGCGGAAAAAGCTGCAGGCCCGCAGGGAGGGCGACGATGCCCCTGCCTGACACGGTGCCCACGGGAGCCCGCCGCGACACTTGATAGGGGACCGTAGCATTGCCGGTAGGGGTGAGGGTGTGTATACCCTGGTCGGTATGCACGGCCAGCGCATTGCCGAGGGGGGCGATGCCGGTGATGTCGTAGTCGAAGTTGTAATAATCCGTTGAGCCCCAGGTGGTGATGTCGCCCGTGGCAGAGCGCCACAGCTGATAGGCTGCCCCGTTGACGTTGCCCATCCATAACCGGTTGTCCCAATAGGCGATATGCTTGCCCTTGGTGAAGCGGGCGTCGTCGTCAAGGGTTCCGGCGTTGGCGGTGCCCCCGGCCCAGGTGATCGAGTCGGTATCGACACCGTTGGTCATCACCAGCGTTGCTCCAGCCAGCGCCCACTCGAACACATTGTCATTGCCTGCTGTTATTGTTACAGATCCAGAGCGATCCGTGCCCGATCCTCCTGTAACATCATAGAATTTGTCACCCGCTATGGCGAAGGTCTTCTCCGTGGCTGCCAAGGTCACCTGACCCACTGCCGTTACTGTGGCATCGCTGTTCAGCGCCGAGCTGTTGAACTTGGCAAAGCCCTTTCGCTTCTCGACCTGCCCCGCCTGCCCTACGCGGCAGTTGGACATCGAAAAGAGAGCTTCGGCCCCCAAGTCCTCGGTGGGAAGGTCGTAGCGAACCCCCTTCTGCCAGGGTCCATATTGCACAGAGTTTGCGGTTATAGGCATCAGGTGAGGCTTCCCTCTGCGGGCTGGAAGTTGAACGTGCCGGAGTCGAGGTCGTCCCTGCGGCGCATACGGAAGATGCGATTGCCCTCGACATGCCTGTTCTGCGCCAGCCCCCGCTGTATGATGCGCTCCATCTCAGCCTTATCGACCATAGACCCCTGGTCGTCGCCCTTCTCTTGCTTGTAGAGGGCGCTTATGCCAAAGGCCGCTGCGGGCTGTATGATAGGATGGAAGTAAGGATCCAGCGAGTCGCCGTCGTTGTCCGAGTCGAAGTCGGGTATGAAGGCGTAGTACCTGTATTTGATTACGTCGGTGCTGTTGTCGGGCAGCGGGTAGAGTGCCACGGTGACATAGCCGGTGCTGCTGTCTATGCCGTCGATGCTCACAAAGCGAGGGTCGCCCGTAACAGAATGATCCGGGTCGTTGGCATCGAGATCCTGGCTGCTCCATATGATCATAACATGATTCTGGCTGTCGTTGCGGAAGGAGAGGGGCTCCAGGACATCGGAGGCCAGGCTATAGCTCCGCTGGTCCTCCACGCAGGTGAAGTTGCTCTCCTTGAAGAGCCAGAACCACTTGGCGCGGGAGGCGAGGTCTTTGCTGACGAAGTTGAGATAGTCTCTTGCCCCATCCTTGAAGGTCGTGGATGTGGTCGATAACCCAACGCGCCGCAGCGCAATCTGCATCACTTCGAGGTTGGTCAATGTAGATCCGTCCAGCTGCCATCGGCTCTGACTTGCAGCTTGTTAGTGGAGGTATTATACAAGATAAACCCATCCGCGATATTACTGAGCGCATCCCGCTGTGCCGTGGTCATCTGCGGAGCCGCGAGGGCACTCAGCTGCGTTCCATCGCCACGATAACCTGCTGCGTATACGTTGCCGTATACCGTCAGGTCTCCATGAACGGGATCGGCCATGTTACATCGACGCTTCCGAGCTGATCTGATCCAGGTCGAACTCGCTCAAGTTATTGCCGTTGCCTTCGAGCCATCTATTCTGCCAGATCGTCGTAGCCTCTGGGCCTCGATCTTTTATCCTGCTCGGCGGGTCGGGGATGAAGTCGGGCGTATGGGTCACCTCGCCAAAGGCTTTTACGGTGTTACGGACCTGCTGGTTATTAAACTTGTTCCTTTTAGCGCGAGCGTGGGTCTTATTGAGGTCGAGGCGGATGCGGATCTTCTCTTTTACATCCTCGCTCGCTGCGGCGATGACCTCGGCTATCTGGTCGGCGGTAACGCTCGGCGGAGTAGGCTCCTGGGGTGCCGGGGGCGCTTCCGCTTCCATTGCTTCAGTCATGTCGGGAGTAGGGGTCTTATTCACGATCTTGCCTTTCAAAAGTAAGCGGGGGAAGGCCATTAGCCCTCCCCCGACATGCTATGCTACCAAGCCTTGCAGGATAACGCCTACATGGCCGGTGTCATCGGACGCAAAGGTGGCCATGCCCACCAGGGGCTCGGTCTCCGCATCCTTGGTCTGCACCGCCCCGGTCACACCATCACTGAGGGTCAAGTTGGCCCCGATGGCTACGGCCCCATCGGACAGGATCGTAGCGACCCCTGCCGTCTGCACCCAACCGTAATAGTTGGCCGTGAAGCTGATAGGCGTAACACCCGAGATGACATAGTCGGTGCCCGCTGTAGCTCCAGTGACGTTATACCACAGGTTGCCTGTAACAGCGACATCGGTAGCCGTTGTTACAGCCACTTCCAATCCATCATACAGCGTAAAAGTGATGGCGTTGCTGGAAGCTGCGGTGTTGCTCTTGATGCGATACTGATAGCCCTCGCCCGCATCGTCGGTGGTGTGAAGATACCCACCGGCATACTGATTCAGGGAGGCGCTACCCACCGTGCCAGAGTCGGTGTAGGTTACAGCGGTTGCACCGGCAGAGGCGGCGGTGAGCTTGCCGTCACTCTCGATGATGGCCGTAGCCGACACATCCTGCGACACCAGCAAGCCACGGCTGATAGAGCCAGCAGTATAGCAATAGCGGAAGCAGCGGCCATCGGCCAGTTCGAGCTTCTCACCAATGTCATAGCGCGGCGTAGACGACTCATCATAGATGCCCTGGCCTTGCTTGCTGCCAAGGCCTTCGCCACCAATGCGATTGGTGCCGAAGTTGGAGTTGCGAAATGTTGACATTGTTCTCTCCTTCGCTCATGGGCGAGCTTAGAAGCCGCATTGGCTTGCGGCTCGGATTTTAGTCGTTGACGTTGATGACGACACCCTGCCGACGACGATTGTTGGTCGTCAGCTGAAGGCCTACGATAATAAAAGCGACCTTCGCCATTTGATTGGCGGGCTCACGGAATGGCGTCTTAGCAAAGTTCATCCCGTTCTGCATCTTCAACTTCAAGTAGTTGGTGTTGAGGAAATAGATGCGGTTGGAGCCGCAATCCCGATCATACTGCACGGGAATACCACGATACGAAGGCAGTCGTCCATCTACGCCCGGCGAATCCTTGGAGCTAAGGCGCTGATAGCCCGTGCCCTCGAATATCTCCTCATAATCGGCGTAGATGCTGTTGGTGGTAAAGATATGGGTAGGCTGTTCATTGCCTTCCGACACCTCGTTCCACAACGAACTCATGCGGATCATGCCCTCGTAGAAATTCGTCCCGGTGATCGTCTTGAAGGACGTATCGCTCGTCGCGTTCTCCGTTTTGTTCTGCCACCAGCTGTTGCCGCTGACAGTGATGCCGCCCAGCGTCGTCGGTGACGACGACGGCGCATTGGCGATGATGTCCTGGAAGCCCAGCGGGGCTTTGCCCGTCTGCGCGGAGTAGATCGAGCTGTTGATCTGATCGCGCAGGGTGAGCATCGACTGCTGTGTCTTGGCTTCGAGCAGCTTCATCGCCGCATCCGTCTTCCGGTTCTCCATCTCTTCGATATGATTAATCGTGATGGGGCAACTGGCGTAACGGAACGGGTAGAAAGCCGCCGTGATACCATCGACAGCATCCGTATTCAGCACATCGTAGCCACTGAAGTACTCGGCAGAGTTACCCGAATAAAGAATATCTTCCTGGATCTCTTTGCCGCCATTTTCCATTTCCAGGGATCCGCTCGAACGAAAAGCCTCCAACGTCGGATACGAGTCGAAGAAGTTGTCTGTCAACGTCTTGCGCTTCGCCCGCATGGTCAGCGTCCACGCAGCATCCCAGGTTTCAGTAGTGCTGGTACTAGCCACGGTTATTTCTCCTTGTTACATTTATTCAAATCCAAGGCCCTGTAACTTGGACAAGACCTCGTTGTCGGTTAATGCCGATCCGTCTTCGGAGGCGTTGACCGATGCGTTGGCCCGCACTGCATTTTTGGCTCCCCTGCGCGTCTGCTTGTTGGCGTCCCGCAGGGCATTAGCATTGCTGGCTGTAACACCAGCCACCTTCTCATAGGCCTCTTTTACGGTGTAGGGCTTGCTCGTATTGGGGTTGAGATGAGGATTCCCTCTACTGTCGTTGGACATGAGACGAAGCATCTCAGGGGTCCACTTAGGATTTCTCACATCTTCCCCGTGGGCTTCTACAGCTTCGGCCACTGCCGTGTTCGTGCGGGACACGGCCTGCTGCCGAATATGGGTGTTTATGCTCGGCAGCGCCGCCTCGCTTTTCTGGATGCGCTGTAACAGATCGTTATAGCGACCTTCCAGTTTAGCAAACTGCTGCTGGGTGCGCTGCTCTACATAGAAGTCCATAAAGTCCATCGCCTTATTTTCTTCTTCTGTAGACTGCGCCCGCAGCTGTGTAACCGCATCCATCTCCTGCTGCGGTGCGGCTACGGCCTGCACTCGATCCGCCCATTCGCCCTGCGTCCTGCGTAACTCGACCTCCCGAGACTCTTGAGAGCGCCTCTGGTCGGCCAGGTCTTGCATTTTGCGCGTATAGTCGGCCTGCTGGTTTTTCACCGCCTTCACGACGGGCTGGTACTGATCCGGCACCGTAGACGGGTCCACTCGGGCCCAATCCACCGTGTCGGGGTTGAACGCCTCGGCATTGCTCGACTCAGAGTGTCCACTTCCATCCGCAGAGGATCCAGCAGGAGGGTCTTCGGGGAAAAGCTCTACGGCAGTGCTGTCCGCAGTCTCTCCCGAGGATTCCGCTGAAGTGTTCTCATTGGGCGAAATGGAGTCCAAATCCAGAATAGCTTCGGACATGGTTTATTCCTCCAGTTGCTGTTGGGCGGCGGCGACGGCCTCGGCGGGGGTTCCACCATACGACCATACCGGCCCTTCAGCCTTGGTTTCAGTGACTTCCGACGCTATGTGGCAGCGCGATCCTCCCACGGGGTCGGCAGACTCGATGACCTTATATTTCTTTAACAGGGCCTGCTTATGACTATAGTCCTTCACTACGCACCCAAAGCCTTCGTGCCACTTGCCATACATGCCCGAGTGGTTTTGATGGAGGAAGTTGCCCCGCGAGAAAAGCATCGTAGCGATGCCGCCGCACTCGGAGCAATATATCTTCCGCCGCACCTCACGATGGCTCCCAAAGGCCACATCCTCATGGAAATGGCCGCATTTGTTACACTCAAAGTCGTGAAATAGCATTTAATTTTGTCCCGGTGCCCGTTGCAGCTGCTGCGACATCTCCTGCGCGTTGGAGCGCACCATAGAGATGATGTTGCCCTCCTGGCCACCCCGCTCGCGCACCTCTTCGGACGAGGGCGCTCCTCCTCCGCCGCGCTGCGCTCCGCCCTGCGCCTTCTGCGCGAGGGCCTGCTGATGCTGCTGTGTATGCTGCTGCGCCAGCTGTAACACCTGCTGCTGCTGCTGCGGTAACAACTGCTGCATCTCCGGCAGCGTCTGTATCTGGCTATGTATCTTCATGTGAACCTGGTGGTTCTCATCGGGCGTCACGTTGGGATTCGATCCCCGCAGGAGGTAGGCCACGTTCTCCATGCTCGCCAGCTTGGTGGCGTCGGTGTCGGTGGGGGCCAGGTATTTCTCAGGGTCGCTCACCTTGAAGGCTTTGAGCAGTCCCTTTATGGCCTCCATGCGGTTTATCTCAGGCAGTTGTATCGTATAATTAAAGAGGGCCAGGGCATCCTCGCGCTCCAGCTGCTCCGTGATTGGCGAGGTGCTGCCCGCGACCACATCTATCTTGAAGCGCACCCGCAGCATGTCGATGCTCACCGCCTCGTATACGGGGTCGGCCTCGTTGTGCGCCACGTTGATCAAAAACTCTTCAGGGGTGTAGCGGGCGTCGGCCATCATGCGGAGGGTGTTATGGACGGTGACCTTGTAACAATCCGCTACCCGCATCTGCATCCACTCGCGGTTGAGCTGCCCGAAGCTGGCGATGAGGGAGGCCTCGGTGGCGGTGCGCTTGGGGCCGCCCCCCATAGCCATCTGCGACACGTTGAGGGCCTGCTCCTCGTAGGAGCGGGCGTCGTTCTCTATGCCCAGCTGATCCGGGGGCGGGTTGCCGAAGTCAAGAGCTTTGAAGGAGGCCTGCGGGTCTTCGACCCATATGATGTCGCCATCGCGTCCCTGCTCCAGGGTCTCACCGATGTCGGCGTTGGCATCACGCTCACGACGAGACCCTAAGACAGTGCGGGAGAAGCGTTTAAGGAGGTCGGCGCGGCGCGAGACGCTCTCGACAATGAGCTTCTGCGTGTCCTCGGCATACGCCATCGGAGGCATCCCATAGAAAGACTCCTGCGTCTGATCGAACTGCAACGCATAGTAGGGGAAGCCGCCGCGTGTGAGATAGCCCCCCTCGGGCTCGAACTCGCCCGTCATCATCGGCTCGCCCGTGAAGGGGTCGGGAGCCGTGATGGGCCGCATCGCCAGCATGGGATGGTCTATCTCTTCTATGGGCTCGCGCACCGTCTCGGCAAAGGTTATCCGCTTCTTGTGCATACGGTCATGGATCTCATAGAGGACCGTCATCTTGCCTTGCGACTTGGCCTCGGTAACCGCCTCGTTCTCCTCGCTGACGCCGCTGCTCTCGACATCGTAGAGGAGGGTGTCGGCGCTGCTCTCCTCATCCACGGCTTGTATCTGCCGCCGGTTTTCAAAGCGGGGGTCGTCGCGGACATATTCGAGGGGCACCATCATCTTCTCGATGATATAACGAGCATGGGAGAGCCGGTGGGGCGGCGTCAGCGGGTCGATGAAGACATTAAAGGGGTTGACGCGATGCACATAGGGAAAATCATCCGAGAGGGCGTCATTGACCGTGTAGGGTGCTACGATGTCGTCGTCGCCAGGCGGGTTATAGCCGAACTTAAGCCACCCCACATCGCAGAAGAGCGCATCGAAGATGACCTGCTGCACCTCCGCCTTGGTGTCCATCTGCTCCAGGGCCGCATTGGCTACCCGCTCTAAAATGTCGGCAGCGAACTCCCTGTTGCGTTCCTCGACATGAAAGAAGACATGGGGGTAGTTATAGCTTATGCTGGCGATGATCTGCCGCGAGAGGGGATAAAAGCGCGAGATGCGGATGGTCTTATCCTTGGGCAGCCCCGCCACCTCGAAATCCATCTCATAGGCTTTGAGGAGCCTGCGCCATAGCTTATGGCGAGCCCGCATCCACACCTTGGTGTTTTCAATGGCTCCGCGCCAGAAGTCAATGTCGTTCTTCTTCATCCTTCACCTCGACGCGGGCTTAGGCGTCCCATTGAAGCCATACGAGCCGCTTTTCTTGCGCTTGGAGCCCCTCTTCACCGCCTTGCCGGTCTTCGCGGCCTCTTTTTTGGCGGCGGCCTGACCAGCAGGGGTATAGGAAAAGTGTTTTCCACCCACCTTGGGCATTATTTGGTCCCTTTGCCCTTTTTCATCAGGTCGGCCTTCGGCCCTACGGGCTTGACGCGCTTGGCCCCCTTGGGCTTGCTGCGCGTAGGCTTGGGGGTGCCATTAAATGATGCCATGCTGTCCGTCCTCATTATGCCTACGGGAAAAAGTTGCCCGTAGGTCGTGGTCAGGCTCATGCCGTATCGTACCGGCCCTTCTTGGGGGTGCCTGCCGCCAGCGAGTCCAGCGCCTGCTGCGCCGTGCCCTCATAGGCCACCTCGGGAGCGGCGGCGTGGGGTTTGTAACAATGCATCATGGCGTAACGCCATTCATCTGCGGCATGATCCTCGGCGTGGGTGTCGAGGTCTTCGGGGTTGCGCGGTGAGCGGGGCAGCGTCGGCACCGTCCGGCAGAGGGCGTCGTTCCATCCCGCAAAGCAATAGAAACGCTCGTTGATGAGGGCGTCGTTACAAACTCTCCACCCATTTATACGATCATTATTCGCTCTTGTCAACCATAACCCCTTCTCTCCGAACACATCAGCGGGGCTGCGGTTCATCGCCTCACTCAGCCGCCGCTTGACGAAAATACTCGGATCGGCATAGATAGCCTGGGGACTCCGGCCCCCGGTGAAGGGACATCCTTCGATGGCGGTGGTAATCGCCTCAGCATGTTGCGAGGCGGAGGCGTTGCCCCGGTAATATTCCGTAACACGATAGACGTTATCGTCGTGATCGACGGTATACAGCCCAAACGAACTAGGAGCCGACTCGCCATAATCGAGCGCCCCGAAGAGGGGCCAGTGTTCCGGGATGTTGAAGGAGGGCACCTGGACCTTCTCGCCATGCCAGTTGGCGAAAAAGGCCCCGACCATCGCATCCCAATCGCCTGCCAGCCACGCCTGCACCAGCTGCTCGTCGCCCACCGCCTTCAAACGATCAATATAACCCGGATCGCTTTGTAACAATACTCTGTTGTCTGTAACAAGACTACGGATATACATCCGCGTCATCTTATCGGACCCCGTGATCAGGTGGCCCTCCTCGGCGGCATCGACAAAATACCGCTTGACCTCATTATGACCGGGACCACCGGGGTTGCCCGTCACCCGTATCCGCTTCACCGGCACGTCATGCGCCGAGCGCAGGCAGGCCTTAAGCCGGTGATACGCCTTGAGGTTGGGCCAGGAGCCCATCTCGTCCCAGCCGATCCACGTATACTGGTGGCCCTGGTAATGATCGGCGTCCAGCTCGGTCTCTATATGCCGCAGCTTGAGGGTCGCCCCCCCCGGAAAATGCCAGGTATGGGAGCCGACCTTGTATTCCGCGTCGGGGAACATCTCGAAATAAATAGCCCGGCTGCGATCTACGATCTCGTCCAGCTCAGGGTAGGTCCGCCGGAACAAGACCCCCCGCCAATGCTCCCCATACTGCCGAATGTCGGCGGCGAAGTCGCCCAGGAGGAAGTCCGTCTTCCCGCCCCCGCGAGCCCCACCAAAGAATATCTCATCGACAAAAGAGGCCCGTATCGCCTTCTCCTGGGGTCCAGGCTGGGGCAGCCAGCTCATGCCGACACCTCGAACTCAGCCTCCACCGCCGGAGCCTCGGGCAGGGCCGCCACCATCTGCTCATTTTGTTGGATCCACTCCGCATAGGTCTCCGCCCTCGGCGGGACATTCGGCCCCTTGACCTCCACCGTATGCTCGATCTGAATACGGTCATCGCCCACCTCCTGCCGTATCTGCTCCAAGACCTTCAGCCGCAGCGAGATACGAGGCTCCGGGATATGCTCGAACATCGCCGACAAGACCTTGACCCGCTCCTTGCGATCCGCCAGCTTGACATCCGAAAAATCCCGCTGGTAGATCCGCAGCTGCTTCTGATACTCAGCCTGGAAGTCATCGTCGGCCCGCCAGTAGTTCACCGCCTGCTTCGTCACCCCCAACTGTTCCGCGATCTGC